ACGAGTGGCGAAAAATACCGAGTTGACAAGGATGGTTTTTAGGCATGGCTCAAACTTCCACCCCCACATTCTCGGGCAGATGGCGCGTCCTTCACGCCGATGTCATCAAGTCCCTGGACGAGCCGACGAAGGCCGACCTCCGCATGGTAGATCGCTTCGTCCAGAACCTCCAGACCGCAGATGACCTGATGGCCGCAGCCGTGGCCGAGCCGTTTGTCGAAGGCTCCACCGGCCAGACGACCGAGCACCCCGGCTTCAAGGTTGCCACCCGATGCGATGCGCAGGCAGTGTCCTACGCCCGCCAATTGAAACTGACCCCGTTTGTGAGGAACCTTGCCGCCAGCGAAGACCCCGACGAAGCCGAGGAGTACGACCCGATCCTCCAGGCCCGCGATGACCTCGCCGCCCGACGGCGAACCCGCGCAGCTTAGATACTTCGAGGAGTTCTGCGGACGGCTGACCCTTGAGGACGGCTCCCCGCTGGAGCTGTACCCCGAGCAGCGGGTCATGCTGCGCGATTACTTCAACGGAGCGCAGGAGTCGCTAATCCTGATTCCGAAGAAGAACGGGAAGACCACGCTTCTCGCTGCGCTCGGTCTGTTCCACCTGATCGTCACCGATGACGCGGCTTGTTACATCGGTGCGGCATCTAGGGATCAGGCATCCATCCTTTACAAGCAGGCGTACGGATACATCCGCCGCAGCAAGTGGCTGGACGATCACGTAGACGCCAAGCCGGGATACCGCGAGATCCGATCCCGCCGAGATTCGGGAACGCTCCAGGTTCTCGCCTCCGACGCCAACACGGCAGACGGCGTGATCCCGACCCTGGCGCTAGTGGACGAACTCCACCGCCACAAGAACTCAGACCTTTACGCGGTCTTCCGCGACGGTCTCGGCCCCCGCGACGGCCAGATGCTCACCATCTCGACTGCCGGCGACGATGAGAACTCCCCGCTCGGAATGCTCCGGCAGGGCGCACACGCTCTGAAGGATCAGACGCACGAAGGCGCTTACCGCTACGCCCGCAAGGAAGGCTTCGCCCTTCACGAGTGGGCGCTGGACCCGGACCAGGATCGCAGCGACCTGGATCTCGTAATTCAGGCCAACCCGGCACCGTGGCAGTCGAAAGACATACTCCGCGGTCGGCTGGAGTCGCCTTCTACCCGGACATGGGAATGGGCGCGGTTCGCCTGCGGCGTATGGGTATCCGGTGAGGAGTCGGCGATCTCCGAGAAGGAATGGCGCGACTGCTGCGACCCGCTTGCCGAGATCCCGGACGGCACCCCTGGCGTCGTGGTCGGAATTGACCTTGGCTGGAAGTGGGACACCACCGCCATCGTTCCTGTCCACAAGGACGGCGAGATCCACACGGTTCACACGCCGACCATCGTTACCCCGCCGCAAGACGGCACCTCCACGCAGGTCGAGGACATCTGGCAGCCGATTGAGGACATGGCGAGCCGGTGGCCCGAAGTGACCTTCGTGATTGACCCGAATGCGGGCGGCGAACAGATGGCACAGCGGATCGACAACGAACTTCCGCATGCTCGGGTGGCAACTCACTCGCAGCAGGCAACCACGATGGCTCTGGCGGCTCAACGCCTGTCCGACGCCATTGCGGAAAAGCACATCCGCCACCCTGACGACGCGCAGCTAAACGCGCATGTCATGTCGGCAGCGGCCAAGACGGCCGGCGAAGGCTGGCGATTCGTCAAGCAGGGCAAGAAAAAGATGCCGATTGACGGCGTGATCGCCCTCGCAATGGCAGTCAGCACTCTCCACGAGGACGAACCCGTCTCGTCGGAGTCCTGGTTCATCTAACGAAAGGAGGTCATATGGCCCCGACGACCCCCGCCGCATGGCGTGACCTTCTTGAACACCGCCTCCACGAACGCTGGAAGGAATGGCAGACCTTTGACGACTACTACGAGGGCGACCAGCGCGTCTCGAAGTGGCTCCGCACAACTCAGGCCGAATTTCAGGGCACCGTTCTGGGCCAGCTCCTACGCGGGCTGACCGACAACTACATGACCCTCGTGGTGGACGCGCCGGCGGAACGCTGCCGGGTCCAGGGCTTCCGCTTCGGCGACGACGCCGACGACCAGGCGTGGGACATCTGGCAGGCTAACGGGCTCGACGCTCAGGCCAACATGGTCCACACCGAGTCGATCAAGCTCGGCGAGGCGTACTGGATGGTCCAGCCGGACGGTGACACACCGCTGATCACCTCCGAGCATCCGTCGCAGGTCATCGTGGCACACGCTCCCGGCAACCGGCGCAAGCGACTGGCCGCGCTGAAGAAGTGGCGCGACGGCGAGGACTACTACGCCAACGTGTACCTGCCCGGAGGCATCTTCAAGTACCGCTCTACCGAAAAGCATCTCCGCAACCAAGACGCGGCAAAGCGGTGGACCCCCACTGAGAGGAGCGCTAACCCGCTCGGCGAAGTTCCCATCGTCCCGATCCCGAACAACCCTTCCATGCTCAGAGGAGGCCGCTCAGACCTCTCCTACGGTGCTGTGAGCCTTCAGGATCAGATCACCAAGACGGTCGTAGACCTCCTGATCGGTTCCGAGTACCACGGCCTGCCGCAGCGTGTCTTGCTCGGCGTCGAGCCGCCCCGAGACGAGAACGGCAAGGTGCTGAGCCGCGATCAGGTCACGAAGTCACGGCTTTGGTTCTTCAAGAACGAGAACGCCAAGGCTCACGAGTTCAGCCAGGCTGACCTCTCCGCACTGCGCGAGTCCATCGACGGCTACATCGGCGACCTCGCCGCACAGACCCGCATCCCGATCTACTACTTCCGCCCGGCTGCGATCTCGAACATCTCCGCTGAAGCCCTGATCGGACTGGACGCCGGGCTGGTCAGCAAGTCTCACGACAAGCAAGACCCCTTCGGTGAGGGCCATGAGGAGATGATGCGTCTCGCCTTCAAGACCATCGACCCGACCGACCCCCGCGCCTCCGCTACCGACGCCGAGACGATCTGGAAAGACACCGAGAGCCGGTCGATGGCGCAGTTGACTGATGCCGTTATGAAGGAGGTTTCGATGGGACTGCCCTTTGAGGCCGCTCTGGAGAAACTAGGCTACTCACCGCAGGCCATTGACCGCATAATCGCCATGCGGGACACCGACTTCCTCGTCAACGAAGCCACCCAGCCGGCGCTCGAACCACCCACGGCCTAACCCATGCCTGCCACCGCGAGGTCATGGCGGATCACCGAGGCATACCGCCGTCGGATCTCAAACGACCGCAAGGCGCTCCAAGTCCGCGCCGAACAAAGCTGGCCGATAGACGGGGAGATCAGTACGACCGACTGGGTTGCGCGAATGGTCGCCCTGGTCGAGGTCAAGCAGTCGCAGGCAGTCAGACGGGCCTCCGCTTACCTAGCCGCCTACGTCGCATCCGAAACCGGCAGCAGGACCGCCCGCATGACACTCGACCCGGCAAAGTACGTCGGACTGAGCCGCGACGGTCGCCCGCTCGCCGAGTCATTCCGCTCACCGCTGATCGGCGTCCTCTACCAGATCAAGCAGGGCGACGATGTTACGGAAGCGCTGAAGCTCGGCAAGGAACGGGCCAAGCGCACGGTCGGCGTTGACTACGACAACGCGCACCGTCTGGCCCTACTTGACGCTATCGCCGCCGACCCGAATACCGAAGGCTGGCAGCGGGCGGTCGCCGGGACGTGTGGAGCATGCGCTGCGGCAGCAGACGGGACGGTTGATGGATCACTTCACTTTGAGGTTCACCCAAACTGCCAGTGCATTTCGGAACCAGTCGTCATTGCTGCGGCCATTACCGCCGCCGCCGCAATCAGTGGCCGTGAGCCACCGAGTCGGGACGCCTTCCGCCGCCCGACCGGCCAGGAGCTATTTGACGCCAAGACCGAGGCCGAGCAGAACGAAATGCTCGGACCCGAAACCGCCCAGCTTGTAAGGGACGGCATCGTCACGATCTCCGACCTCTACAGCAAGGCCGAGCTGGACGACGCACCCGACTTCATCACCCAGCGGCCGCTCAACGAACTTACCTAACACCGAACGTCAGCGGTACTGACGGCAACCCACCCGAAAGGGGCGCAACATGCCAGAGGAGACGGCAACCGCCGAACCCGAAGCAACCACGGAAACCTCAACCGAGGAATCCGGCACCACCTTCAGCCAGGAGCAGGTCAACGACCTACTCGCCAAGCAGAAGGGCAAGATCACGTCCAAGTTTGCGGACTACGGCGACCTCAAGGCCGCCGCCGCGAAGCTGACCGAGATCGAGGAAGCCTCCGCCTCTGAGCTTGAAAAGGCCCAGAAGAAGGCGACCGAACTGGAAACGCGGCTGAAGGAAACCGAAGCCAGCGCACTCCGCATGGAGGTCGCAAGTGAGAAGGAACTACCGGCGAAGCTGGTCCCGTTCCTGACCGCAACCGACCGCGATGGACTCGCCGAGCAGGCCAATACCCTGCTCGAAAACCTGAAGCCCGCTAACCCGGACTTCGACGGGGGAACGCGTGAGCCGACCCCTGACCCCGTGACGCCCGAGCAGTCTCACAACGAGACTTTCCTCAAGGCGCTCGGGCTCAAAACCAACTAACACCGCCCCGGCACCGCTGACTCCATAGTCGGCCAGCCACCGGATAGCGGGGCTCCCCTAAAAAGGAGCTGGTCTATATGGCCAATAACACACCGTTCTCCGGCCTCAGTGATGCTGCCGGCGGAATCCTTCTCCCCGAAGCTGAGGGAGCGCTACTGACCAATGGAGTTCTTCAGGCAGCCGGAGCATTCATGTTCGCCGGAGACTCCCGCACCACCAGTTCGAGGCGCGAAGCGTTCAAGATCTGGAACGGCACCCCCACTGCTGAGGTAGTCGGCGAAGGCGGCACCAAGCCCGTCACCGGCGGCGAGTTCGGCGGAGGCACTCTGAACATCAAGAAGATCGCGTCCATCGTGACCTTCACCGATGAGCAGATCGAAGACGTACAGAACGGCGACATGAATGTGCTGGTTGACTCCGGCGTTCGTGAAGCCATCGCTGACGTTGCCGATGCCAACGCCGTCGGCAAGGACTCCGGTACGAACATCGCCGGCACCTTCGACGCGGAGCTGACCGGCTCCACTCAGATCGTTGAGTGGAACGCCAGCAACCAGGACGGACTCCAGACCGCTGTTTCGGCGGCGATGGGTTCGCTTGAGGCCAACGGGTACGGCAACTACGCCAACCTCGGCATCCTCGTTCACCCGTCGTATGCCCGCATCATTCGTGATGCGCGTCAGACGGCTGGCGGTACTGCTTCGGCGACCGCTCAGGCGCAGGGCCTTTACGGCCAGGCCGGTGACCCGTTCTACGGGCTGCCGATCTACACCAGCTCCAACCTGAACACCTTTGCCGAGACGGCAGGGGCGAACAAGGTTGTCGCGGTTGTGGCGCACCGTCCGAACATCCATGCCCGCATCAGGCATGACGTTCGAGTGAGCGTGTCGAGCGAGGCGTCAGTCGGAGGCACCAGCCTCTGGCAGAACGACCTCACCGGCATGAGGTACGTCTGGCGTGGTGGGCTCTACGTCCACGACACCAACCGGGCGCTCGTGTCGATCACGAACACCGCCTGATCCACCTGAAGCCAACGGGCGGGGCAACACGGCCCCGCCCAGGCTTCACCCTTGCGCCTCAGCAAGCGATAGACTTAGCTGAGACGTAAAACGCCCGGCAGCGCAGACACGCTCCGGGCACGACACCGAAGGGATAACTTCGATGCGAGCAACACGATACATCAGGCGGTGCGTTGACTGTGATGTGCCATGCACCGAAAGCGCTAAGCGCTGCCGTTCGTGCCAGGACAAGTCTCGCCGTAAGAAACCCGACGACCCTCGATGGGTTCCGCCTCACGGCTCTCAACCGGGGGAACCCGGCTGGCCCGACTGCCGTTGCGGATGCGGAGAGCCCGCGCCAATGCGGGACTACAACAATTTAGCCAAGGGATACTTTCGCGGCACGCCTGCTGAATATATTGCTGGCCACAATTCAGCGAAACAGATTGTCGGGGGCGCGGTTAGGTGTTCTAAGTGTGGCGTCACTAGGCCAACCGCTGACTTTTACCGCGACTCGTCGCGAGCGCTGGGATTCGATTGCTGGTGCAAGGCCTGCAGGCGGGCCAACGTGAAGCGATGGGAAGAATCGCCGCAGGGCAAGAAGCGTGGGCGCGCTTACTCCGCCGAGCGACGGGGCCAGAAATCGAAGCGTTTTGTGGAGAGCGTGGACCCGCTGGTCGTTTATGCCCGCGGAAGGGGGGTTTGCGGCATCTGCGGCCAACCCACCGAGCCCGACAACTTCCACGTGGATCACATCATCCCGCTGGCTCGTGATGGCGAACACAGCTACGCGAACGCGCAGATTGCCCACCCAATCTGTAACAGCCGAAAGGGCACAAAGTTGATGGAGGAACTATGCGAGACAAAAGCGTAAATATTGCTCCGTCTGATGAAGGTGCCGGATATGTTATCCCGCCTCGCGACCCTGCACATGAGCATATTCAGTGGTTCGAGCTTGGCACCGACGAAGACTTGAACGACCCCGACACCCCGTTTGTTGACCCGCTCCCCACTCCCCGCCACCGTTCCGTTCCCAGCTAAGGAGGCACCGTGACCGAATCAGAAGCCTCCGCACAGATCGGACGCATGACGGACTCGACCGTTGCGCCGGTGCTTGATTCCACAGACCTCGCCGACTGCGTGGACGCCGCGGCCCGCATTGACACGAACGATGTCTACCGCGACGACGCCGCATGGATTCCTACCTGGGATCTCAACGCAGGCGCAGCGGTCGGGTGGTCGTACAAGGCCAGTCGCTCCGCAGGCAACTTCAATTTTTCCGAGGACTCGCAGCGCTTTGACCGCGCCCAGGTCTACGCGCACTGCGCAGCGCAGGCCAAGATGTACGCTGACAAGGCGATGGGCTCGCTGCCGCATACCACTTAGGCCGAAAGGCCGCAAAATGTGGGGACTGCCGTTCGGTGGCTGGCGGTTAATCCTCGCGTAGAACCATACGTCCCTCCTGGGTTAGGCGACCTTGTAACTGGACAGTTCGCTGTCCTCTGTCGCCGATTACCCAATGAGCCGTGTGGGGTTCACGTGGGGAAGTCCCCACTTCTTCAAAGCCACCCAGCCACCAACAAAAGGAGCCACAAATGAGTAAAGAACCAAAGGATGAACTCGCCGTACTCGCGTTGAAGTTGGGTCAGGTCAGGATTGAGAAGCAGCGCCTTCTCCAAGAGGAAATCCGGCTTGATGTTGAAATCCGACGTTGCCTGTCGCAAGAGGCGTCACGGTGACGCCCGCCGCTACTGCGATTGCGGAGGGGGGTGATGCCAGAATGTCAGAGAAGCCCAAACTCCTCTGGCATTCGTTAGGAATCGAACGCGCCATTTTGTTCCACGGGCTACGCCGTGGAGACCGCGCTGTTCACCATGCGGCTGAAGGAGCATTATAACTTAGCCATATCGGCGTTCTTCGGCCTGTCCGGCGCCGTGATCCCGTGGAACGGCATCCCCGTTCTGCCCGCTGCTGACCCCAACGGCTACGGCAACGATGTGATCCGCGAGCACGTCCAGATGTTCGGCGGCGACGACCGCACCCTCGTAGTCACGCTGATGGACGCATGGGTTCTCGACCCCCAAACCTGGGGCGGGCTCGACCTGGCCTGCTGGGTGCCGGTAGATCACGAACCGGCACCGGACCCGGTGGTCAACTTCTTCCGCAACTCAGGGGCGATCCCGATAGCGATGTCGAAGTTCGGCCAGCGGATGCTTCAGGACGCCGACCTCGACCCGCTCTACGTGCCCCACGCCATCGACACGAAGGCGTATCGCCCGCACGATCAAGCGGAGGCCCGCAAGTCGCTGGGCCTGGACCCGGACGACTACATCGTCGGCATGGTCGCAGCCAACAAGGGCAATCCGTCCCGCAAGTGCTTCGCCGAAGCCTTTGAGGCGTTCAAGGCGTTCCACGACCGCCACCCGGAAGCCAAGCTCTACCTCCACACCGAGGCGACGGGGCGCTTCGGCGGCGTAGATATTCCCGGCCTCATTCACCGCATCGGACTCGACCCGGAGGCGGTCATCTTCAGCGACCAATACCGGGCCGTCCACCTCCCGCAGACCGCAGAGAAGAT